ATTGAACCGTCGTATGCAAAAGCATATGCAACGGGCATTGACTGAGCAGAAGAATTGGGGTTTGTCTTGTGCATTGCGTGAGCGTGGCGCCGAGCGTTTTATATTCGGGGTGATTGAGATTGTACGCGGCAAGCGTCCTGCACATAGCCGTGAAACAGAATTGATTAACACATTGCAACCAGCATTGAACACATTCAGAATTAAAAATTGAGTAAAGAGAAACAAAATGCGTAAGATGGCAACTATCCGTAAGATTGATGCACTACGTCCTATCCCGGGCGCTGATGCAATTGAATGCGCTACTGTAGGTGGATGGACCTGCGTGGTAAAGAAGGGTGAATACACTGTCGGTGATCTGGCAGTGTACTGTGAAATTGACTCTTGGATTCCTCATGAGGTAGCACCATTTCTATCAAAAGGAAACTTCCCTCACGTTTATAATGAAGTCAAAGGCGAACGTCTGCGTACTGTGAAACTGCGTGGTCAACTATCACAAGGGTTGTTACTACCGTTGAAGGAACTATATGGCCTTTTGCGAGGTCTTAATAATCATTTTGAAGGACAAGATGTATCGGAGAATCTTGGCATCACTAAGTACGAAGCACCAATCCCCGCATCACTTGCAGGTGAAGTCAAGGGCATGTTCCCTTCACGTATTCCAAAGACTGATCAAGAGCGTATTCAAAACTTGTCAACTGAATTGGAAGAGTGGAAGGCTGAAAAGCTAACTTGGGAAGTGACTGAAAAGCTAGATGGTTCTTCAATGACTGTTTATATCATTGACGGCGAAGTTGGTGTTTGTTCACGTAACTTGGATCTCAAGCCGAACAAGGACAATTCATTATGGGCAACTGCATACAAGAATGAAATTGATGCAAAGCTGATTCAATCACTTAGCAATCTTGCTATCCAAGGTGAACTGGTTGGTAACGGCATTCAAGGCAACATGTACAAGATGCGTGATCAAGAGTTTTACGTATACGATATTTACGATATTGATAAGGGACGTTACTTCACTCCTACCGAGCGTGTAGCATACTGCAAGGTATGGGATATCAAGCATGTGCCTGTGTTCAAGACAGACTTTATGCTTACTACCGAGACTGTGGCTGATTTACTACAGAAAGCAGAAGGCAAGAGTGTAATGGGTGACATTGCAGGACCGGAACGTGAAGGTCTGGTGTACAAGTGCAACGAACAGCAAGTGTCCTTCAAGACCGTTTCTAACAAGTTTTTACTTAAGAGTGGTGGGTAGTTGTGTTAGTTTATTTTTATAAAGGATTAATTTATGTTTAATGATATTCGTTTTGTTGCTGCCGTGCGTACATTGGCAGTTGTTGCAGCCGCATCAGTAGGTGTAGTAATTTTTAATGTAGCAATTATCTACGGTGGTAATCAGTTTATTTTTTTTGCACTTATAGCAGGTGCATTGTATCTATTCATTTCCGGAGTATATAGCACCATGCTATATAACTTAAAACACAAGAAAGAATTAGAAACACTTTCTGACGATATTGGTCGTATGGACAAATAAGGGTGATGAGCCAAGAAGGGACTTGGGTCCCTTATTGCCATTGTAGTTGCAATCGTATATTCAACTATGTTATACTAAGTACTAATATGAAACAATGTAAAATAATCGTTAAGGATGAAGTCAATTGTAAAATTGAAGGACTTGAACTAACCGAACGTAAAGCACTGGTTAAGATGTTTGAGTACGATGTGCCTGGTGCACGATATCTTCCCGCTGTACGTCTTGGTAGATGGAATGGTAAAGTAAGTTTTTTCAGTCTAGGCGGCTCAAGCTATGTCAATCTATTACCCGAAATACTACCCTTCATTGATAGCCGAGACTATGATATTGAACTAGAGGACCTGCGTACATATAGTACAACATTCAATTTTACTGAAGTGTCCGAGGAAACATTCAAACATAAAAATTGGCCCGAAGGTCATACAATTGCAGGGCAACCTGTTGTATTGCGTGACTATCAAATATCAATCATTAATGAGTTTTTAAAGAACCCACAATCATTACAAGAGATTGCTACAGGTGCAGGTAAAACATTAATCACAGCAGCATTAAGTTGGTCTATTGAAAGTTATGGTCGTAGTATCGTTATCGTCCCTAACAAAAGTCTTGTGACACAAACTGAAGCCGACTATATCAATCTTGGGTTAGATGTTGGGGTATATTTTGGTGATAGAAAAGAATACAACAAGACACATACAATCTGTACTTGGCAAAGTCTTAACAATATGCTTAAGAAAACAAAAGCAGGTGAAGCAGAAGTTGAGATTGGTGACTTCCTTGAAGGTGTAATTTGTGTCATGGTAGACGAGGTTCACATGGCCAAAGCCGATGCATTAAAAGAACTATTGACTGGTGTAATGAGCAACATTCCAATACGCTGGGGATTGACTGGAACTATACCTAAAGAAAAATTTTCAAGTCAAGCTATCTTTATCAGTCTAGGTAATGTTATCAACAAGCTATCCGCTAGTGAATTACAAGATAGAGGTGTACTAGCACAATGTCATGTAAACATCGTTCAACTTCAAGATGGTGTTGAATTTAGTAATTACCAATCTGAATTAAAACATTTGCTTGAAGATGGCAAACGGTTAGATAAGATTAGTCAACTAGTAGATACAATTAAAAACACTGGTAACACATTAATATTAGTTGATAGAGTAGCAGCAGGCAAAGAATTACATAACAGATTAGCCGAACTATTACGTGACTTTAAAACAGAATATGATGTTGTATTCGTATCGGGAAATACTGGTATGGATGAGCGTAAAGAACAATATGATGAGGTTGCTACATCAACTAATAAAATAATTATAGCAACGTATGGCGTAGCGGCCGTAGGTATTAACATTCCACGAATCTTTAACCTTGTGTTGATTGAACCGGGTAAGAGTTTTGTCAGGGTAATACAGAGTATCGGACGGGGTATTCGTAAAGCCGAAGATAAGGATCACGTGGAAATTTGGGATATAACAAGTAGCTGTAAATTTGCTAAACGACATCTTACCCAACGAAAAACATTTTACAAAGAGGCTCAGTATCCCTTCGATGTAGAAAAGCTCAATTATCGTTGACCCCAACGAAGATACTGACCCTCACTCAACCGTTTGCTAGTCAATTCTTTATCTTTTACCCAGTCCGGATTATTATTTTTTCTAGAGTTGACTCTATTTTCAATATGTTCTTTAGACTGAGCGACACCTTTTCTAATTTTATTAGGTTTCTTTTTCATAATGGTTTTATGTTGGGTCGATGAATCAACATATTTCCAGCCACTAACTTGATTTTTTATTCTAGCTCTAATAGCGACACCAGTAACACCTTCTGCTATACCGGCTTGTTTTGTACTATCATATATTGTACCATCCGGTGATATGCATGGATATGAATTTGCATCAGAGGTTGCTCTTTTATTTTCTTCTGTTTGAGGTTTACCTAGCTGATGCGGATGTGGTCTGCCCTTCTGTATTACTGACATATATCTGGCTGCGTTCTCTTTTATAATTTGATATGTTCTTGATCCAAATTTGTAAATTTCAGTTGACCCATGTCGTGACCTGTTAGTAAAATTTGTCAGGGCTAACGACATTTTTCTTTTTGAAATTCCTTCTAACATTTTAGGTAGTAGAAGATGGCAAATGAAATGCTCTCTTGGAGTTAGATAAACTAAGTTTGCGAACGAGTTATCACCGCTGATACTTTTAGGTATAATATGGTGCCGTTCACCGTATCCTAAGACTAAGATTGCTTCTTTTTTAGAATTCAAATTCCTTGATTTGGCTCGATTAATCAACTCGTAATATATACGGGTATATTTGTTGTCTAAATACATTGCTGGTGCTCCTTAATTAGTTATAGCATTAGAGTAGTCGGGGAGGTAAGAGGCTCGTGGACTACACTTTTATTTATGCCATAATCACCATAACTGTTGATTTACTAAAACAAGTAAGTTATAATCGTACTAACATCATTGGAGAAACAAAATTCGGATCCTAACACTTGACAACGAATACTATAACTTAGAGACTTTGCCCGAAGAAATAGAAGATTTACGATTTGCGATACTAGATAACAGTAACCCAAGCAATGTGGATTAGCATTATATCCCATTAATCTTTTTAGAAAGTTTTAATGCTCCGGCACTTGTATTAAAGATTGGTAAGCATACAATTAAGATGCCAGTAGATTGGCAGATATTAATTGGTGAAAAAGAGCATGGTGATTTAGAAACATTGCCCTTAACAAGTATCAATGATAGAGGATTTAATGCATTTGAGTTTAATCCCTTAACTAGTTTTAGTCCTACATTTCTACCCATTGAGATTGTAGATATCTATCACGATGTAACATGGTATGCTCCGCGATTACGTAATGGACAATTCTTATGTGTACCACTGAATGATGGACCTAAACCTGAATGTGTGTATTTTGTAAAAGAGATTAGTCGTAATTGTGAGATAGTAGATTATTCACAAGCATTTTAATTATGGCAACGAGAAAAGCAGCAGTTCCGGTTGATGAAAAGTTTGACAAACAAGATTTAGACTTGTTTGAGGTTCTTGCAGCATTGGATAAAAAGGATTATGATTTTTTTGACAGGTTATCACCTGAACAACAAAAGAAGTTTGTGCCTTTCACAATGATCCAATGGCTAAGTGCTATTAAAGGTGGTGAAGGATTGAGCAGATACTATGTAATGAGTACAGCAGAGTATGCAAACAAGTATCTATTTAACGAGAATGTGCAGAAGCACCCAAAATTACAATGGCTAATGATGTGTGCAAGTAGTCCGGGAGTAGGTAAACAATATCATCAGTGGATACCTAACATTAGTCCTAAAGTAAGTAAATTACAAACACCAGCTAAACTAAAAGATATTAAAGAGTATTACAAGAAGATATATCCCAAAGCAAATGGTGATGATATTGATGCGGTTAGTGAAGTGTTTGTATCTGGTCAAAAGCGTAAACTTAAATTAGCAGAATTGTTTCCTAATATGAAACTGTGTGATATTGAGGCATTAAATGAAACTATTAGTGATGAGCAACTTAAGCAATATGAAAGAGACCTCGGCAATTGATAAGCCAGTGAAGTATGGCTGCGAATTTTGTAAGAGAGAATTTCTCAAAGAGTCAACCACGCTTAGGCATATATGCGAATCAAAGCGTAGATGGTTAGACAAAGATAATCACGGTAATAGAATTGCATTCCAATGTTGGTTAGATTTTTATAAAAAGAACTCAGCAGGTAGAAAGAATCGCACACAAGAAGAATTTATTCGTAGTGCATATTATGTAGCATTTGTTAAGTTTGGTAACTATTGCGTTAGTATTAATGCAATTAATATTCCACAATACATTGATTGGCTATTGAAGAATCAGATTAAGATTGACAATTGGTGCAGTGACAGCACTTACACCAAGTATCTTATTGAGTATTTAAGGCATGAGGATCCATTTGATGCCATACACCGTAGTGTAGAGAATTGTATCAGCATGGCTCAAGATGCAAACATACAACCGCATGATATGTTGCGTTATGGAAATGCAAACAAAATATGTTATGCCATCACAACCGGTAAGATTAGCCCATGGCTGTTGTATCAAAGTGCCAGTGGTACCCGATTTTTAGATACATTAAATGAAGGTCAAGTGCGACTTGTAATGGATTATATTGACCCGGAACAATGGGCAATAAAGTTTAAGCGAGATACAGATGTTACAAAACGAGTCAACACCACTCTTAAAGATGCAGGGTACTAGAGTTCGTATATCATGGACTGTAAGTAGCGGCATCCCTACTTGGAACGACACTTGTGCTTGGGCAATAGAAAAGTTTGGATTGCCCGGTGATAATTTTAACACACATTGTACAGAAGATTATATGGATTTCATATTCAAAGATGAGAAAGACGCAATACATTTTGCGTTGAGGTGGTTATGATAAAGAAACGTGCTATGTCCAAAGTCAAATGGGAATATTATCCCTGGGATATTACCGATGTAAAAAGACTTGAAACTGGTTATGCTG